AATCCCCCGCTACTTGCATCTGCGTCTGTAACTTCGTTTATAGTGTATGATCCACTACTTGTAGTGGTAATTGTGTCACTACCTGTAAGTTGATTTTCAATAGATTGATAAGGGTAGTTTCTGTCCACTTGCATCCTACCTCTTACTTTAGGCATCATAGATTGTTGTATTCTAGCAGCCACTGCCTCTCTAATATTGTGATAGTTATCTTCCATACCAAAGTCCATGTTAATAACAATTTTTTCTTCTTTGACTGCTTGAGGTCTAAACGGATCTACATCTTCAGTGCCTGTGCTATCTGTCAAAGTAAAGTAATCATTGTTAGAAACTTTATTTAGATATAATTTTTCCCCTGCTGCCACATCTGAGTTGGCTCTTCTAGTGCTAGTTCCAGATAATAACGCGAATCCCGGTTTAACAGTTTCATCGCCAGCACTTGCAACCACGTTACTTGCATACTGTAGATAACCTATTAAGTTTCCAGAGCCATCAACCACCCTACTTTCAAAGTCAGTTTCACCACCCACGTTTAAATTAGGGTCATGCACGCCATGTTTGTCACGTCTGTCAGTTGCAGTAGCTGTGCTATCAAGAGGGGCTACTAAGGGTTTAGCCACACTACTGCTTTCATAAGCGGTATTCAAAGCGTTGTTTGTATTTTTAACATTTTTATAGTTAAATACTTCCATCTCAAGTTGTCTAAGCACACCTTGTTTATCCCTATATCTAACATTAATTATGTTTACTTGCTCTATATCTAAGTTATCAAAAGATGCCCCCGGTTTCATTAATCTTGTAATACCATTTTCAGAAATTGCAGTAGTATTGTCATGGTGGATTCTAAGCACGGGTGACATTGCAGTGGTGCTTTGAGGTATTCCGGGATAATGACTAGATTGAAAATAGTTAAACATAACTGGTGGTTTGTGTGCAGCAGAGAAACTAGTTTGATTTGGATCAATGTAATATGTATATCCAAATCTATTACCAGAAGTTTCATCAGATAATGCTAATCTAGTAATTCCTTTTAAAACGCTTTGATTAGAAACCCCTAAGCTAAAGTTATGTGTGACACCATTTGTTTTCTTTAAATTTTTAGATGCATCAAATCTAGCTGTACTACCCGAAACAGTTTCTACGGTGGTAGTGTTTGCACCTACTCCTAATGTGCTTGTATCGCCAGCGTGTTGAAATCGTTGGATATAGGCTTGAATTATTTCAGATACTTTATAAACACCTGCACTAGATTGATTTATCCCACCGTTTGCAACACTTACAACAGAACCATTAGCATCACAGAGTTTAACTACAGCGTCATCACCTGTAAGTTTGCTTCTACCCATCTCATATAAAGAGTCATATGCCGTAACATCTATTGTATTACCCTCTGCAAGAGCATGTT